GTTTTCGCGTTGTTATATTAGTAATAGTATAAGAATGAGAAGTGAGGGAAGTGATAAATACACCTTAGAAACCACGATGTCTTCGGATTCAGTGGGAGTAAATGCGATGAATAGTGTATTGGCTGCCTCAATTCATAACTCGCCCTATCCTAATGATCACGGTTCATTAGGAGGGAAAGAGTTGGTGCTGGTATCAAATGATACAGAGCATCAGTCTTCGAATTCTTTCAATGATTTGGAGCGTGCAGACGTATTAAGCCAGGCGCTGGACGGTTCTGCAAAAATAGTTGAAATTCCAAAGATAGAGGATCTCCCTCTCAAGGTTTATGAAAATTTTCTCACACTAAGAGTAGATAGAAATTTAAGAAAATTTCTACAAGAACAAACTCTAACCTCAATTATCAGAGATATTAATATGTTGAACGGACAACAATATGCGCATGTCATGAGAATTTTCCTTACTAAGAGAATCAAACTTGAAAAAGCTTTAATTAAAATGTATGATGCCAATATTATAACAATTAATACTTCAGCCGCCATACATTCCTCTTTTTTACTCAATAACATTTTGTGGCTATGTGAGATAGTATTCATACGTACTGACCTTACTCTTGAAAAATTTCTATTTATAGAAAATGAATTAATTATCGATCAACAAACATATAATGGTAATCCTTTTGATTCTGCCGCAATAACCTTAACTAAACCTTTGTATATTATAAGACAATCTTTGCAGTATGATAACTGTAAAAATGAACTTTTATTGGAATTGCATCAGTACTCCTTCAGATTAAATCAACCTTGTAGTTATATTACTCCACCTATTGAAAATTTTAATTTGGAAAATCTTAATTATATATATAACAAAAAAGAATTTGAAAAGATAGCTGATGAACTTACAGAATTAGAAATATTTAATCCCGAATCTATTTATAGCACCATTATGTCACGATTGTCTGGATCTGATTCGGCTATATTATTATTTTTATCTCTTTATTATTTTGATTATTCAATCAAATTTTACATTAGAATATCACACTGTTATTATTGTAAACATTTATATTGTACTTATGATTGTCCTTTTGGAAAGAACAAAAAGAGACCTGGTGGAGATCTAATGGATGTCTTTCATACTGTAATTCGTCTTAAATGTGGAGTTTATAGAGGTGATCAAATTAAAAATGCTCCTGAAAAAAATAATCTTACTTGTCAAGTGTACTCTGGATTTCAGAAGCCTGAGTATATTGTCGTAGATCTTGCCACTTTCTTTAAACATGATGCTGGAAGATATACAATCATCATGAATTTGCATGGGTATCCTGAAATTGTAAGCATTCTCAATTTATCTAAAATTAAATGGGACAATCCCCACTGCTATTTCGTTAAAACTGAAGAACTTAATGATGACGAAGGTAACTTTTTCCAACTAACCAACCAAAATGTTCAGTATGAGAAGTTAGTTGAAACTGAAGATTTTTTAGATGATGATTTTGATTTTCCTCATGAAGATGATGCTGATCTTATTTATGTTAATAGCAGTGACTTCAAGCACACTTATGGTAACGATAAACGCGAACAATTACGCAAAGCAAAAAGTCAAACTTACATTAAGAGAGATAAATATGATTACACTGCTCCTTCAAAACAAGAAAAAAGAAACAAATGGACTAAAATTAATTATGACCAAGATCACAAATTCAAAAATCTTTGGACATCATCTAGTGAAAAACAAGAAACACCTAAAGATAAATTAGATGCTGGATCTTTTGATGTATTCCTTGGTGGTTGCAGTTATTCTTGTGAAATCAATACTGATAACAACAATTTTATATTTTTTGATAAAATTTTTAGTACTGTGACCAACACTTACAAAATCAAATTTATCTGCTCTTTAATTAAACATTTCTTTAGTAGTTCTATAAATATTTTGGAACTGGAGGGAATTAAAATCTTTCCTGAGTTACTAACAGGTACTCTTTCACAATTTATGTTAATGTCCCAAGCTAAATTAATTTATTCTTATTTTATGATCAACTCAACAAATGACACTTATTACTCCATTAAAATTTTAGATCATGTTGACAATATTGATGATTTTGACATGAGAGTTGATTCGCATACAAAGACACCGATGTCTCACGAAAAAACAACTGATGTTTCTGCACTCGTTTTAACTAGACGTATGGAATCTGATCAATTATTTGAGTTATTTAAAATTAATAATGTTACAGAAAATATGAAAAATTGTCTCTCAAATATGATGCTCAATTTAGTTTATTATTTTATTAAGAAATATAATTTCAATATGAATGGATGGTTTCAAAAACAAATACTTAAAGCTTTGGGGATTTCCAAAATAATATTTTCTTCTGAATTAGCTGCTCAAGTGCTTAATTCTTTTAATGCTACTTTAATTGATGATCCTAAGAAAGTTATGGAAAAAATCAATCGTGCTGTTCATACTGCTACAGGACTTAATTTAGATAGAACTGATATTATTGCAGGTAATCCAAAAATTTATAATACTGCACTAGCTTGTCATATCATTAGGCTTAATTACCTACAAAACAATCGGCATTTTTACTTGGGCCCCATTATGAGAGACGGTACAGGACAGTCGCCTATGGTTACAGACTTGGAGAAGTCTTACTTCCAAGGCTTTCTAAGATACGCCCTGATGTTTTCTTTAGTTACCCTATACTTGAAAACGTTGACAAGCGTCCTATCATCTCCATCCAATGGGGCATTTCAATCAATGCCAAGCTCCCTATCCCTGACCCCAGTGATGCCTTATCAATGTTATCTGGATGTTGCAGACGGACTGGTACAATCGTTCCCCGTTGTTCAATCCCTAAAATTAAAAGACTCAAAAATTTTGTTAAAGAATTCTGTAACAAATATATTGAAATTCTTCCAGCAGATACTGACACCTCATTCGAGACTTGGATCTCGCAGACTCCTTATCCGTTAGGACGTAGGGAAGAACTAATTGAAAAATTTCAAAATATAGTTGATCCTTATGATGCTCAAAATTTTATACTCAAATGCTTTATGAAGGATGAAAGTTATGATACTTTCAAATATCCCAGAGCAATTTATTCTCGTACAGATGAGTTCAAGTGTTTGTATGGTCCCTTTACTTCACTTGTTGATAAAATAATATTTAAATTAAGATTTTTTATCAAGAAGATCCCGACTGCCGAAAGACCTAAATTTATGGCCAAAGAGTTTGAAGATTTATATGGTCTATTCGATGTTATTGACTTTGAGCGTTATGAAGCTCATCATACTCGTGAATTAATGTATGCCATTCAATGGGTGCTTTATAAACATATTTTCCAAAATGTCGAAAAATTTGATTTTTTGGAGTTCTGCTTCAAAAAAGTTATTTCTAATTGGAATATGTGCTATTTTAAATGGTTTGCCATGATAATTCTTGCTACAAGAATGAGTGGTGAAATGGATACTTCTGTAATGAATGGATTTTGTACATTAATGATTATATTGTTTTTATACTTTGACAAATATAAAATCGACATCACTGACATTATTAAAATGTTTTTGGAAGGTGATGATTCTATCCACAAAAGATTATTTGATGGTCTCAATAATAAAGATTTTTTATCTTTAGGGATAACTGCCAAAATTGAAACCTATGAATGTTTTTCTTATGCCTCTTTTTGTGGACTTGTTGCTGACCCTTATGACTTTATTAACACAACCGATCCAATTAGTTATCTTTGTGATTTCTTCTGGATGCGCAGACCTTATGCTAACAGCAGATCGTCTAAACTTACTTCTTTGCTTAGATGTAAAGCTCTATCTTGCTTGTACCAATATCCTGGTTGTCCCATTTTGTATTCAATGGCGAAATCCATTATTAGACTTACTGAAGACTTTGATATTGATGACGATTCTTTATTCAAATTTTTAGGTAGCTATAGATATGAAGAGTTTATTAAAAATAGAACATATGCTTCCAAAAATCCTGAAATTTTTTCTTTTAACACTCCTGATAATACCAGATTGTTATGCTTCAACTTATATGGTATTGAAATTAGACATCAAATTGAGATAGAGCAATGGTTTGACCAACTCACTAATTTGTTTGTCCCTATTATCGATACTTTTAATATATATCTTAAACCTGAACACATTAGTTATTATAGTAATTATTGTTGTCAAGTCGATTCTAATAATGACAACTTAATTTTACATCATATGCCGATGAATAACATTATTAACAATGATAGGAGTAGTCTATACTCTTTCTTAAACAAACAATTGGTCACCAATAAAGATCTTAAAATATTATATCATAAGTTAAATAAAACAATTGCTGGATTGGTCGGTCCAGCTTTCGAATTTTGAATTTGAAAATTTTAAATCATATATTAATTGACTCTAAGTCTTAATTTCATGAACAACAAAACTCGAAACAACAAGAAAACCAGGTCACGTCCTGGTAATCGTAATAAACAAAATTATAAAAAGAAAAATATTAATCCCAATCGTAGACCTAAGCGTAGGTACGTTAGGAAAAATAATATTGTTGCTACTAGATATCATCTTAAAGATAATCTTATACGTGCCCCCATTGCTTTGGGGAGCTCATCTATGAAAACAAATCCTTCAATAACTAATGAAACACCTAATAGAAGTAGAATAATACATACTGAATATTTATATGACATATATGCTACATCTAATTATGTTCCTTCTACTTTGTATATTAATCCTGCAAATCAAGCTCTTTTCCCATGGCTATCTGGCATAGCCAATCAATATGAAACTTATTCTTTTAAATATTTAGAATTTAAATATATGCCCAAAACTGCATCCACTAAGTCTGGTACCATAATTCTTTATGTGGACTATGACGGGTCGGACGCAATTCCTGGAAGTAAACAAGAGGCTATGTCTGGAGCCTACTCCAGCAGCAATGTTTGGACAGGCTGCCGACACATAAGCTCTTACCCTAATATGAATAAGATCAAAAATAAATATATAAGAAACTCACCATTGACGGTGAACCAAGATGTCAAATTATATGATGTCGGTTTTGTTTCTTTTATCACCACTGGTGGTGATAATACATTAGCAGGAGAACTTCATGTTTCTTATGAAGTTGATCTGTCTACTCCTACCTTGTCTGGTGGGTTTGTCACTTATAATAATTGTGTTAAAATTACAAATAATGCCGGAATAACCGCTAGTACACCTTTTGGTACTGTTGCGAATGCCGTTATTTCAGAAATGGCTGACACTATCAATCTAGATAATACTGACAGATTAAGCTTCATTAATGCTGGACATTTCATGGTCTCATATCATGCTGGTTGCGTTAGCGCTAGCATTGGAAATTGGTCAGCTGGTGCTGGTTTAGTTATTGATCATGAACACTTTGACACCACTTCTACTGGTTCTGCCACAGGTTTTGCTATAGTTACATCGCCACCTGGAGGACAATTATCATTAAGTTTTTCCACCATGGTTACACCTGGTGGTACTATGGAGGTGTTTATTGCTCCATATATTGTTCCTGGAACCATTGTCGATAAAGACAGAAAGAAGGCTGGATTCAACATTATTGCACATACAAATTTATGCCTCAATCCGAATCAATTAGTCTACATCGATAAGCATAATAAGAAAACTCGACTCCTAAAACAAACTTATGAAACTTTAAATAATAATATCACGCCACTTGTCGAAATACACAAAGTGGAGCACATTGGTGATACCAATGTTGATGATGATATATCTTCA